CGTGACTTTATCTCCCCGACACAGTCGAAGATAGCCCAAGACAGTCCGTTCCAGTCCAAACCAGTCCAGAACTAACCCGATGGCAGCCAAACGCACCAAAGCCCTACGAGGGGCAACTAAACCAAGGCTTCAGTCAATACCGCTTAAAGGTCCAAACAAGCTGCAAGACGTAAAAGACCTTTGCGAGATTATCGAGATGCCTTTATTGCCTTGGCAGGAGTATGTCCTCAAAGATATGTTGACTGTAGATAAGCAAGGCTTTTGGATAAGAAAGACCTGCCTTGCCCTCCTGTCGAGACAAAACGGCAAAACTCACCTTGCCCGCATGCTTATCCTTGCCCACCTCCTAAAATGGGACAGCAAGAACATTCTCATCATGTCCTCGAACCGCTCCATGGCTCTGGACACCTTTCGCCAAGTTGCTCATGTATTGGAGAGTAATGACCACCTCAAGGGATTCGTCAAACAGATTAGATACGCCAACGGTACAGAATCTATTGAGATGCTGGACGGAACAAGGCTCGACGTTGTTGCGGCAACTAGAGATGGATCTCGCGGAAGAACTGCAGACTTCCTCTACATCGACGAACTTCGTGAAATCAGCGAAGAAGGATACCGAGCAGCTATTCCTACAACTAGAGCGCGTCCAAATTCTCAGACGCTTCTTACCTCTAATGCAGGAGACGCTTTCTCGCTAGTCCTCAATGGCATGCGTGAGCGCGCCCTAGAGAATCCACCAAAGTCTTTTGGGTTTTACGAATACTCAGCACCTCAACATTGCAAGATTACAGATCGTGAAGGCTGGGCAATGGCTAACCCAGCATTGGGCTACACCATCACGGAAGAAGCCCTAGAAGAAGCGGTAGCCACCAGCCCAGTCGAGAACACCCGCACAGAGCTATTGTGCCAATGGATCAGTAGTTTGATTAGCCCGTTCCCTCCTAATTCAATCGAAGATTGCTCCGATGCTTCTCTTACAATGTATGAAGGCGCATACACAGTCTTTGCTTTTGATAAAAGCCCTAGTTCACGAGATGCGGCACTTGTAGCTGGGCAGATACTCCCTGACGGCAGAATTGGAATCGGAGTCCTTCATACTTGGGAAAGCCTTGTCTCTGTGGACGAGCTTATGATTGCCAAAGACATAAAAATGTATGCGGATCAGTTTCGTCCCCGACAGATTTTGCATGATAAATATGCCACTCAAACAATCGCGGATAGATTGTCGAACGCTGGTCAGATATTGGTGGACGTATCAGGCGCACAGTTCTATCAGGCATGCAGCGACTTGCTAGATGCAACTGTAAACCAACGATGGGTTCACAATGGTCAGGATTTACTTATTACTCAGTTCGCAAACGTGGCAGCAAAGACCAACGACTCTAGTTGGAGAATCGTCAAACGCCAATCTGCAGGATCTGTGGCAATTCCGATTTCAGTTGCAATGGCAATCTCGACACTTATGAAACCACAACAAACTGCTATGATTTACTCGGAGTAGTGTATAATTGCCCTCTATGGGTCTCTTTTCGCGTAAGCCACAAGTAATCGAAGCGCAATACGCACCGCAGGTAATGGGTGAAAATCTCCCAACAATTTACAACGCTATTATTCCACGAGTCTCTCGCCATGATGCGATGAGCGTTCCTTCAGTAGCCCGCGCCCGCAACCTGATCTGTGGCACAGTAGCTTCTATCCCACTTGAGTATTACAAGACATCGACTGGCGAAGTTATTGCACCGCCTCGCTGGATTAAACAGTTGTCAAAGTCCCAGCCTTCATTCATCACTATTTCTTGGATTGTGGACTCTCTTCTATTTTATGGAGTCAGTTATCTTTTAGTTTCGGAGCGTTATGCAGAAGATGGTCGCCCAGCTTCTTTCGAGTGGGTGGCTAACACTCGCGTTACTTTCACTACTGATCTTTATGGCATCCATGTAACTCAGTATTACGTCGATGCTTCCCCTGTGGACATGAATGACATTGTGACGATTCAGGGATTCGATGAGGGAGTGTTAGACCGTTCAGGTCGGACTATCCAAGCGGCAATTGACGTAGATCGCGCGGCAGCGACTAACTCAGCAAATCCTCAACCCGCGGGATTCCTGAAAAATTCGGGGGCTGACCTTCCACCTTCTGAGGTTCAGGGTCTCATCGCTGCATGGAAGCGTGCGCGTCAGAACAACTCGACCGCCTATCTCACCTCTACTCTGGATTATTCACCAGTTGCGTTTAGCCCGAAAGATATGCTCTACAACGAGGCAATTCAAAATCTTTCAACTCAGATTGCTCGCGCAATGAACGTCCCTGCTTACTACTTGTCAGCAGATCAGAATACAACGATGACTTATGCGAACGTCCAAGACGAGCGCAAGCAGTTCTACGCACTATCTATCGAACCTTATATTCAGGCAATTCAGAGCCGTCTTTCAATGGATGACATCTCTACAGCAGGACACGAAGTTAAATTTTGCGTTGGAGATACATTCCTCAAGCAAGACCCGCTCGTCGAGATTCAGGTACTTGAGAAGCTTTTGAGTCTCAACCTCATTACAGTCGAGCAAGCCATGGCAATGACAGACTTAACTCCCAACGGAAGCGAAGGAATCAGTTAATGAAAGAACTCATCATCGAAGCAGCCTCAATCGAGTGCAGCGAAGAACGTCGTGAAATCTCAGGCAAAATTGTGCCAATGGGAACTGGCGAAGTCGGTTCAACCAATATGGGCGGAGTCGTATTTGCGGCTAACTCAATCGACGTCACAGACATCTCCAAGATTAAGTTGCTCTCCCAGCACGACATGAAGAAGCCAGTCGGTCGAATGACAGCGGCAGAAGTTCGTCCAGACGGCATCTACGCAACTTTCAAGTTATCACGTTCTACAGGTGGCAACGATGCGCTCATTCAAGCGCAGGAGGGACTTGTCTCAGGTCTTTCAGTTGGTGCTGAAGTTATCGCATCACAACCATCACGCGACGGTCACATTGTCGTTACAGCTGCAAAGCTAAAAGAAGTTTCTCTAGTAACAGAGCCAGCCTTCAAGTCTGCTCAGGTGCTTGAGATCGCTGCTGAGGAAGTTATCCCAGCAGAAGAAACCCAACCAGAAAGCGAGCCACAAGTGGAAGAATCAACCACAGCGGTAGAAGCTCCAGCAGTTGAAGCAGCAGCAGTCGAAGCGGCTCGCCCAACAGTTGTAGCGAATCTTCAGGTGAAAGAGCGCGTTGCGCCTATCACATCATCTCAGTACCTAGAAGCATCTATCAAGGCAGCAATGGGAGACGACAATGCTCGTCGCACCGTTCTTGCAGCTGACGATACAACTTCAACAAACACAGGACTCACACTCCCACAGCACATGAACGAATTTGTGACAACAACATTCACAGGTCGCCCAGCGTTCGAGGCTGTAACTCGTCAGGCACTTCCAGCTTCAGGAATGTCATTTACAATCCCTAAGTTGGGAACTGCTCCAACTGTTGCAGATGCTGACGAAGCTCAGACAATCTCAACAACAGGCATGACTTCAACTTACGACACAATCAACGTAAATAAGTTCGCAGGTCGCAACGTTGTTTCATGGGAACTCATCGACCGCTCATCACCAGCGTTCATGGATCTCCTCATGACAGAACTCCGCAAGGCATACGAGAAGTCCACAGACGCAGCACTTATCGCAGCGTTCACAGCTTCAGGCGTACAGGCAACAGGCGTTGCAGCAACAGCAGCAGGTCTCCAGAGCTTCATCTCTGTAGAATCAGCAGCGGCTTACAAGAACACAGGCGGCAACTTTGCTAACAAGCTCGTTGCTTCAACAGACCAATGGGCAGCAATCAACGGTTACGTTGATGGCGCTTCACGTCCACTCTACTCAGCACAGGGTCAGACAATGAACGCATCAGGCGCGACTGTTCCAACTTCTGTAGTAGGTAACGTCCTCGGTACTTCACTCATCGTGGATCACAACATCTCAGTATCGGGAATCGTTGATGAGTCAGCATTCTTGGTTGCTCCAGAATCAGTTTATGTCTATGAGTCACCAACAACACAGCTTCGCCTCAACGTCCTTACAACAGGCGAAATCGAAATCGCACTCTACGGATACCTCGCAATTGCGGTACTCAAGGGTGGCGCTGGCGTTCGTCGCTTCAACCTCGCGTAAGCGAACCTAAGTCGCTTGAGGGGGCTGCCAGAGCCCTTGCAGTCCCCTCAAGTCTTTAGAAAGGATAACAATGAGCCTCACAACAGTTGCAGAACTTCGCACAGCCCTAGGCGTAGGTACTCTCTACGCTGATGCCGTCTTGCAAGAAGTCTGCGATGCTGCTGATAATGTCTTGTTGCCTTTTCTATGGAAAAACGAAATGCCTATTGTGGCTCATGGCAACACAGGCACAACGGGAACGCTTTACTTCGATGAAGATATTAGAGACACCTTTTATGTCGGTCAATCAGTAACCATCAGCAATGCTGGCACTAAATACAATGGCACTAAGACCATTACAAACGTCAGCGCATACTCTTTCAACGTAATAACAAGCCACACTTCTGACAATCCGTATCACACAGTTGTGCCTTACGGGACTGCCGCAGTTGAAACTTACATCGACTATACGGCGGTACCAGCAATCCAAGAAGCCAGCCTCATGATTTCGATTGACATCTGGCAGAGCCGTCAGGCTCCCTCTTCTGGTGGCGTTTCAATCGACGGTTACACACCAAGCCCTTATCGCATGGGCAACACACTCTTGGCTCGCGTTCGTGGCTTGCTTGCGCCTTATCTCGACCCTCGTTCAATGGTGGGCTAATGACAGCCATAACCACATTACGATCAACAATAGCGACAGCACTTCAAGACAATACAAAGTATTCTGTATTTGCTTTTCCACCTTCAACGCCGATTGCAAATAGTGTCGTAGTAGCGCCTTCTAGCGCAGATTACCTGACACCAAATAACAATGCTTGGGCAACAATTAGCCCAATGGCTCACCTTGAATTGCGCCTTTATGTGCCCCTTCTTGATAATCAGGGCAATCTCTCAGGCATTGAGGATTTAATGGTAGCCGTATTTAACAAGTTGGCTGCCTCATCTATCGCTTTTAATATTGGTTCGGTCTCTAACGTCGGCTCTATTGAGACGGCGGCAGGAGACTTCCTTACTGCCACTATTAACATCTCAACCCTCACAGAATGGAGCTAGACATGACTGACGCATCAAACGCGGCATGGCTTGAACGTATCGGTCAAGTTAAGCCAGAAGTAACAAAGCCAGCAACACCGACAAAAAAGGAAGAAGAATAAAATGGCACAATTCATCAACAACAAGGTCGGCGTAAAGCTCGGCGCAACCGATCCTGCAAACATTGACCTATCTGCTTACTGCACATCATTCACACTCAACCGTTCATTCAATGAAATTGACGTGACCGCGATGGGCGATGCTGGAGTCCGTCAGATTGCTGGTTTAGAACAAAGTTCACTAACAATCGACTTTATCAACGATAACGCTTCACAGGCTGTTCTCCAGACTCTTAACACACTTGTAGGCACAAACGCTTACTTTAAGGTTGCTAACGATAAGACAGCATCAGGATCAGCAAGCAACCCATTTTTTAGCGGTCTAGTGCTTATCAACAACATCACTCCAATCAACGGAGCTGTCGGCGATCTCAGCACTCAGTCTGTTACATTTAACGTATCTGGCGCAGTCACAAAGACCGAGACAGGTTCTTTCTAACAACTAACTAAGGGGCTACAAATGGCAAAGTTAAAAGTAACAAGGGCAGACGATAGAGTTCAGGAGTTTGAAATAACTCCAGTTCTAGAGTATAGCTTTGAACGATATGCCAACAAAGGCTTTCACAAAGCGCTTGTAGAGGATCAGAAACAAACTGACGTCTATTGGCTTTGCTGGGAAGCAATCCGTCGGTCAGGCGAGACCGTAACTCCTTTTGGGGACACTTTCCTTGAGACAATTAAGTCTGTCGAGGTTCTAGAGTCTAGCCCTTTAGGGTAGATAGGGATTCCCTCGTCTATACCGCAGCTCGAATGAGCTACGAGTATGGAGTCCCTTTCAACACCATCGTCGAACTTTCGCCGCTGGCTTTCAAGGCACACATCGAAGTTTTAAGAGATATAGCGAAGGAGCGAAGCAATGCCAGTAAAGGTAGAAATTCGCGGCAACGCTGATCTTCGCAAAGCCTTTCGTCAATTTACTCCCGACCTTGAAAAGACCTTGAAAAAAGAGATTGGCGCAGCCCTACGTCCTGTCGTTAAAGATGCTAAAGGATTCGTCCCGCAGCAATCACCAATGTCAGGGTGGGCTAGTCGCTCATTTAGTGAGGGAAAGTTCCCAACCTACAACGCTTCAACAATTATCAAAGGCATCACCTACAAATCGACGCCTAGCAAGATTAACGAAAATGGCTTTAGCTCTATGGCTAGTATTCAGAACAATAGCCGCGTAGGTGCTATTTACGAAAGCGCAGGACGAGCTAATCCTCAGGGACAACCTTGGGTCGGTCCCAAAGCTGGAAGCCGAAGCAACAAAGTCAGCAAGTCAAACAACCCCCGCGCTGGCGCACAGTTCATTCAAAATCTTCCACCGCTAGTTTCAAGCCTAAAGGGTCGTGGTCGTCTTATTTATCGCGCATGGGCTAAGAGCCAAGGCAAAGCCGAAGGTGCAACCATGAAAGCGATAGATAAGGCATTGACACAGTTTGAAGCAAGGGCAGCGCAAGCGCCTCTACGGAAGGTTGCATAATGACAGTAAGAGAAGAGATTGTCATCGGCTCAAAAGCCGATACTCGTGGATTTAAGCAAGCCGAATCAGCCGTTACGAAACTCTCAAAATCAGTCAAAGCCTTAGGCGCAACTTATATTGCTTATCAAGCAGCAGACTTTTTTAAGCAGTCAGCAAAGGCTTTCCTAGATGATCAGTTAGCTGCAACTCGTCTTACTAATGCAGTTAAAAATCTCGGGCTCGAGTTCGCTAACCCATACATTACGGACTACATTGCCAATCTAGAAAAGACTAGCAAGGTAGCAGACGATGAATTGCGCCCTGCTTTCCAGCGCCTACTTCAGCAGACTGGTTCAATTTCCAAGTCTCAAAGTATCCTTAATACTTCGATTGAGGTCTCTCGCGGTTCTACCGAGTCCCTTTCAACCGTTACTGAGGACTTGGCTCGCGCATATTATGGAAACACCCGAAGCCTAAAAAAGTATTCGCTGGGTCTGACCGATGCTGAACTCAAGACTAAATCATTTAGCGAATTGCAAGACATTCTTAATAAGAAGTTCGCAGGATCTAGCAAGGCATACCTAGAGACATATGCTGGTCAGGTCAGCATGCTCGCCCTTTCATTCAATAACCTTAAAGAAAAGGCTGGAGAAGCTCTATTTACTTTGGCTGGCGGTTCAGGTGGAAGCGCTAAGGGCGCATCGAATCTCAGTTTTATCATGGAAGCCTTTGGTACTGGATTAGTTGAATCTGCTAAACTGCTTAGCAGCGCAGCAAACGCTTTTGGTCAAGCCTATTTTGGCGTTGCAGCGCCTCTCAATGAAGCCCTACAAAGCGCTCCTGCTGCTAAGCCGGGACAGGAACTATTTCGTAAGTCAATGGCTAACGATGCAAAGCTCAAGGCTATTGAAAAGCAACAGGCAGCTCTTTACAAGCAGCAAATGGCTGCACTCAAAGCGTTGACAGCCGAACAAAAGAAACAAGCTGCTCTCAAAAAGGCTGGCACAGTCTTTGATAAGGATCAAGCAAATCTTATTGCTTCCTTAAAGGGTAAACTATCGGCAGAAGATAAAATGCGCGCCGAGGCTCAATTCGCATTGCTCAATGAAAATGACGTGCTAGCCACAAAGCTCACAAAGCAAATCCTTTTGGGTCAAGACGAGACAGGCAAGCTCTATCAGTATTTTCTATCCATTGGAGACACCAAAATCAAGAATCCTTTTGAGTTCTTAGATGACTGGATTGTCGCTTGGAAAAAGAAGTTAGATGATACTTTGGCAACTGCCAATAAAGTCGCCTCTTATGTCCCAGCATCTATTAGCCCAGAACTGACCTCGATTGGCGTCGTTGCTGGCTATGGTGCGGGCACTCCAATGACTATTGCTAGCCAAGCAGATAACACGGTATTTCCTTCCTATGGCATGCAAACCGCAGCACCACAGGTAATCGAGTTGAAGATTACAGGTGAAGGGGATTTAACCAATACCATCGCCAAGAACCTCATGCAGCAGAGCCTTTCATCAGGAAATCAGACATACGTCAATCGACGAACTGGTGGCTTTGAGTAATGGCTTTACCTGCACAAATAGCCGTCACATTTGACTTTTCTTCTGGAGCTACCTTCGGCGCTGGATTCGTCATTGGTTCTCCAGATAACGGCGTCATTGGCGTAAATCGCTTTGGCTCATCTGATGTAGTTATTCCTACCGTTGATCTAACTCCTGACGTATATTCAATTTCAATCCGTCGTGGTCGTAATATCATGAAGGACACCTACGAGGCTGGTACTGCTACTGTACGCGTTCTAGACCCTACTGGAGCGTTCAACCCACAGAGTCCGTCATCGCCTTACTATCCTTACTTGGTGCCTTTGCGTAAGTTGCGCGTTGCAGCAACCACAGCCACAGCCCAGCACTTCTTATTCTCAGGATATGTAACAGATTACAAATACACATTCCCTCAAGGGCAGGAGACTGCTTATGTGGACATCATCTGCGCAGATGGCTTCCGTCTCTTACAGATGGCTAATATCGGGACTGTAGCAACCACTCCTGCTGGCCAGACCACAGGCACCCGCATCGGCAAAATTCTCGATGATGTTCAATGGCCTTCCTCAATGCGTACCATCTCTACAGGAGATGCCACTTGCGTTGCTGATCCTGCAACAGTTCGCACAACGCTCGAAGCGGTCAAGAACGTGGAGTTCTCAGAAGGTCTAGGAGCCTTCTATATGAGCCCAGACGGTACTGCTATCTTCAAGTCTCGTAGCGAAGTCACCAAGACTCTAGGAAACACAGCCACAGCCTTTAACCAAACTTCGGGTATCCCATACAAGAACCTAAAGTATGCCTATGATGACAAACTCATCATTAACGACGTGAAGTTTAACCGCGTTGGCGGGACTGCTCAGAACGTCTATTCTCAGACTTCTATCGACAAGTATTTCCCTCACTCTTTGACACAGGAAAATCTCGTTACTGAGACCGATGCTCAGGTATTGGGCGCAGCTCAAAACTATGTGAACACTCGCAAAGAGACCACAATTCGAATCGACGAGATGACTGTGGACTTGTTAGATCCATCAGTCCCAACCGACACAATGATTGGACTCGATTATTTCGACAACTTGAATATCACCAACGTGACTCAAGAAGGCAGCACAATCAACAAGACTCTCCAAGCGCAGGGCTTTGCTTGGGATATAACACCAAACAAGATGAGCGTAACAATCACCACGCTCGAACCAATCGTTGATGGCTTCATCATCGGTAGCAGCACATACGGTATAATCGGACAATCTACTTTGAGTTACTAGGAGCAACATGGCAACCTTTCCAGTCGCAACAGGCGATGTATTAACAGCAGCGATTTACAATTCGCTCACCGCCTTCACAGTAGGCTCAGACCAGACAGCGGACTACACAGCTGTATTGACTGATCAGTACCAAGTCCTAGTTCCTATGAACAAGGCAACAGCAGTAGCCTTTAAGATTCCTACAAACGCATCAGTAGCGTTCCCAGTAGGCACAGCCATTACAATCCTTAATAAGGGCGCAGGAACTGTGACCATTTCGGCGGTAACGAGCGGCACAACAACTGTGACAAGCGCGGGAGCAGTCAGCGCATCACCGACTTTAGGACAATGGAAAACAGCCGTAGCGATTAAACTTGCGACCGATTCTTGGGTAGTGGCAGGTGGCATTGCCTAATGATTGGCGCAATCACAGCTGGACTGCATAGTTCGCCGTTAGTAAAACCAACGGTCACAGGTGGCACTCTTTACACATCTGGTGGATATAACTATCGAGTCTTTACATCTAACGGAACTCTTGGCATTTCAGGTGGAACGCTTACTTGCGACGTTCTTGTTGTCGCTGGTGGCGCAGGCGGCGGTGGAGACGTCGGTGGCGGTGGTGGTGCTGGTGGCTTGTTAGGATTTGCTTCACAAGCATTTAATTCTAATCAGACTATTGTGGGAGGCGGCGGTGGTGCTGGTGGCACAAACGGCGGCGGCTATGGAACTGGTGGCTACGGTACAAATGGTTCAGATTCACAATTCGGATTACTAACACTTGTCAAAGGTGGCGGTGGTGGTGCGGTAAATGACCGTAACGGATTCGTCAATGGATTGACAGGCGGTTCTGGTGGTGGTGCTGGTTCAGCATCAACAACAGGAACAGGTGGTACAGCTACTTCTGGTCAAGGTTATC